CGCTCCCAGACGTTGCTGAGGCTGTTCTGCATGGTCATCAGCAGCTTCGCGCAGAACTCCATCGAGCGCATGATCGACACCCCGTAGGGGTCGGTGTTCTCGTTGTTGATGGAAAAATAGAGTTTGTTGGCCGGGTTGAGCTTCTCCTCCCAGCCGCTGCCGAGATAGACCGGCTGTCCGTAGGTGGCGGTGAGGATGCGCTCGACCACCGTGCCGGGCGAGTTGTAGCGGGCGCCCGGCGGGGTGAAGCCGCTGAAGTGGCGGTACCACGGCTCGGTCTTGCCGGCGGCAGTGCGCCGGAAGAGGATCTGCTTGCTGTCCGGCACGCGCAGCTCGGCGATGTCGTCCATCGCGGCGGTGGCCACGAACTCGGGCAGAGCGAAGCCCTGCTCGAACATCTCGTTGCAGAAGCACTCGAGAAAGGCGTGGATCCCTTTCTGGTGATCGTTCACCGGCACGTTGAGCACGAAGTCTTCGAGCTCGCGCACCAGGGCGGCGTTGTCGCCGATCACGCGCACCGTGCCGTTGAGGGAGATCAGCCGGCGGATCGCCGAGTCGATGACCGGGATCCCCTCGCGCAGCGCCTCGTAGAAATCGCCGCTGACCTTGCGCAGGTGGTAGTCCTGGAACCAGGGAGTGAGCGGCCCCTGGGCGGCGGTCGGCGTGTACTGCGGCCGGGTGGCGATGTCCTCTGCCGCCGCCTTGGCCCGGCGGATGTCGAAGCCGAAGAGTTTCATGTGTTCTCCTTACCCGCAGGCAAAATGGTCCTCCACCTCGACCCCCAGCACGCCGGCCAGCTCGCCGACGCGCTGCGAATCGATCAGGTGGTCGTTCTCCTTGTTATAGACGCGCTGGCGCTCGCCGATCCGGCAGGTGTGGTTGGTGTAGGCGGTAATGATCTCCTGGTCGGGGGGATACTCCACCTCCTGGCGCTGCACCTTCTTGCTGATCAGGTCGGTCGAGAGTTCCTTCAGGGTGATCTTGGCCGGCTTGCCGGTGCGGGCGTCGGTGACCGCCTCGCCGTGCTCGTCGACGTTCTCGGACGTCGACTGGAACATGAAGCCGCGCAGCCGGTGCTCGTAGCCCTTGGCCTCGTACTGGTCGCTCTGCAGCACGTGGGCAACGGCGCTGCCGGCATTGCCGAAGTCCGTCCCCCACTGGGTGCAGGCATAGACGTCGTCGACGGCATCGAGAGCCTGGCACTGCTGGTCGTAGGTGACCTGCTTGAGCTGCAGCCGGGCCACCAGCCGCCGGCGGCGGCCGATGACGTTCCAGACGGTGATCTCGGTCGGGTCGGGCGAGAAGCCGAAGTCGGCGCCGCCCCGGGTCATCCCCGGTACCGCGGGGAAGAAGGAGCGGATGAGGTTCCGGAAGGGGCTCTCCCCCTCGCTGTCGGCGGCGAAAAAGCTGCCGGCGCTGAACAACTCGTCGAGCAAGATCGTCTTGTCGGCGAGCGGCCCCTCGTCGCCCATCAAGAACTTGCAGGTGTACCCCTCGGCGATCACTTCCCCCTTGCCGGTGTCGACCAGAATCTTCAGCGCCCGGTACTCGGGGATGTCGCGCACGCAGAGGCGGAACTGGTGCCAGGGGAAGACCGTGTTCTCCGGGTCGCCGTGCTCGCCGAGCACGTTGTGGCGGTAGCCGGGGGAATCCTCGCCGCCGTACTGGTCGATGAAGAAGCGCTTGCGCTCCGGGCTCCAGAAAGGGAAGGGCATCATCTCCTTGCCCCAGCGGTAGAGGCTGAAGCGCAGGTTCGCCCCGGGCCCCTTCGGCTCCTCGCCCTCGCTCTTGCCCTGGGCGCGCATGGTCAGCTTGTAGTACTCGCTTTCGCGGTCGCCGTCCGGCACCGAGTAGATGCGGGCGACGGCGGTCGGCTTGAGTGAGCGCCAGAATTCGGACCACTGCTTCTTGTTCTTCGCCTTGGCCGCCTCATCAAACATGCCGAAGGTCGCCGCGTGGACGCCGCGGAAGGCTTCGCCGTCGAAGCCGGCCGGGCGGAAGTCGATCTTGAACTCGGCCGCCGAATAGAAGGCATGGTGCGGCTGCTTCTTCCACTTGACGCGCAGCGCCTCCAGGTCGCGGTTCCAGCGGAACTGGCTGTCCATCCCCTCGATGATCTCGTCGAGGTGGGTCTGCTGCGGCGCGGCGACCAGCCCGGAACCGTTGCGGACGGTGCAGAAGTAGTACATGGCCAGCGCCACGATCTCGCGCGTCTTGCCGACCTCGGCGCCGTCCTGGTGGACGACGCTCCCCTCATCGAGGAGCGAGCCGAGCTGGTAATCGAAAAAGGAGTAGGGGGCGGCGTGGTCCGCGTCGGTCGGCTCGCGCAGAAAAGCCTGACACCAGAGCAGGCGGTTGGCGCAGATGATGGCAAGCTGGAACTCCTCGAGCGACGTGAAGGGGGGCGGGAACTCGCCACGGGCCGCCTGGTGCCACGTCCAGTTGAGGTCGCAGAGCGTGGCGTCGAAGATCTCGGCCGGGACGATGATCCCTTTTTTCAGGTCGTGGACCGAGTCGAGGGGCTGCACCTATTCCCCCTTCTTTTGCTTCGCCTGCGCCAGCGCCCCGGACGCGCCGCGGAAGATGTCGGCAAGTGTGCGGCCGGTCTCCTCGTCGGTCTTCTTCTTCTCGACGGCGGCCGGGGTCACCATGAAGTCGGGCATCGTCACGCCGGCGGCCTTGAGCAGGTTGGAGAGTGGCAGCAGTGAAGGGTTGGGCTTGATCTCGTAGCCGATCACCTTGCCGTCCTTGTCGATCTTCTCGGACTTCATATAGACACCATATTCGAGGATCGAGGCCTGCAGCTCGTCGATCACCTGCAGCGTGCCGCCAAGCTGCAGGGTGACCACCTGCTTGAGCTCGGTCAGATCGCCGTTCTGCATGGCTGCGGAGAGGGCGTTGAGGGTGGTGAGGAAGTATTCCTTGTCGATGCAGTTGCCGCCGGGCGAGACGTCGCCGTCATCGACCAGGGAGCAGGGATATTTCTGGCAGGTGCTCTTGCAGGGTTTGCCGAGGCCGAGCAGGCGCTTCTTGGCGTGCAGCCCGTGCTTCCAGGCGTTGCCGCTGCATCTCGCCTTGCCCTCCTCGGTGGTGGGCCCCGTCGATTTTGCGGAGGCGGCGAGGCGCTGCTCCAGGGCGGCCGGCGTCATGGTGTAGCGCCGCTTGACTCGCAGGCGTTCCATGACCGGGTCGGGCTCGTCCTCGTCGGCCGTCTCGATCGCCGTGCGCAGGCGCGCTTCCAGCGACATAAGATGCTCCAGCTCGTCGGCCAGGCCCCTCTCGCCGGCATCGATGCGGCGCTTGAGGTCTTCCTTTTGCGCCGGGATCAGCCGCAGGGCGGTCTGTTTGTCCTGAATGTCCAAAATAAAAGCCCTCCAGGGTGGATGCTTTTCCACGCTCTAGAGGGCTGGATATCAGAAAACAAGGTCATGATCTGGCAGGGGAGGACATTAATTATTAGCCGCTCCGGATTATCCGCCGCACCTGGCGCACTCGCAGGCGGTACTTGATCGCCAGCTCCTCGTAATTCGTGCCGATGAACTCATTGCGGATCCGCTTGTTTCGCTCGGACCGGTAAAGGTCATCGAGGCCCGGGAAAGTCACCCGCGTTCTACCCACCATCTCGGCGATCACCTGGATGATCTGCGGCGCGAGCCGTCCGAATTCTCCGTGCAGCCGGTCGAAGAGCTGCGCCACCACCTCCGTGTTGTCGCTCCTGGTCATCAATCCTCCTGTTCGATTTCATTGAACCTCTTATCGGGAATCGCCGTCCTCCGGAGCGTCCTCTCGGAAATGGCGACGTAGCCCATGGTGGTCTTAACATCCTCGTGCCCCATCAGCACCGCCAGCTCGATCAGGCCGACGTACTGCACCGGGTGGCCGCAGCGGCTGCACTTGTCGTGGCCGCTGTCGTAGAGGTCGGTAGCGAAGGTCGAGCGCATCTTGTGGCAAAAGGCGTCGGCGCTCTCGATCCCCACCGTGGCGGCGTACTTCTTCAGCACGTTGAGGATAGATCGCTCGGAGAGCCGCCGGCCCTTGCCGGAGCGCAGGGCAACGAAGAGGGCATCTTCGCTGCCGGCCATCTCCCGGCGCAGCAGCAGCCACTCCCGCAGAGTCTTCGAGGGGTTGGTGCGCAGGGTCAGGGTGCGGCCCTTGCCGCCCTTGCCGTCCATCACCTGCAGGCGGATGTAACCGCCGGTGTCGACCAGGTGCGCGCAATCGAGCGCCACCAGCTCTCCAACACGCAGGCCCGAGGCATAGAGCGTCTTGAGGATGGCCAGGTCGCGCAGACCCTGGGTGGTGTCCCGCGCCGGCGCGGAGAAGAGCATGCGCAGCTCCTCGGTGGAAAACTTCTGCGGCAGGCTCGGCTGTATCTTCGGCGAGGGGATGCCCTTGGTCGGGTCGGCGGCGATCAGGCCGGCGTATTTCAGATAGCCGAAGAAGGAGCGCAGCGCCGAGAGCTTCGAGGCCCGGGAGCGGTTGGAGATGTTGCCCTGCTCGTAGAAGAGATCCCGCAGCCACTCGCCGATCACCTCCCGCGTCACCCGTCCCGGGTTGATCTCTTTCCCCTGCACCTCCAACCAGTGAAAGAAGGAGCGGATCACTCGCTCGTACTGGAGAACGCCGCGGGGCCGGTGCCCTTTCTGAATCTGCAGGAACTCCATCCAGTCGAAAAACAGGCTGTCGAGACTCATTTCCCCCCGCCCCCCCCGCTTTTCGAAAAGGGTTTTAGACAAGGGCAGCGATCATAGACGGGCACCGGGGGGAGCAATCCGGATTTTTGCCTGAATCTTTGACGGGGGGGGTGGGTCAGCCTGGTCCATATCCCGCCCTTTCCTATTCCAGTTATACTTTCCACGTTGACCACCTTCCGCAACTGCCTGAATTCCTACCCATCATCCGACCGCCAGTTATACCTTTTGCAAGAACGTGTAACTCACCATTCCGTCAATTCCAGTCGGATTTCTTTACATTGTTTTTAAACACCCGACGACAGCCAGCACAGGGTCGAATCAAACGCAGACAGGACAAGGGCTGGAATGACCTGACTTACCCCTTGAAAGAACTACCGACAACTCTCTTTTCACGAACCACCTCCCCTGAGAAGTCGAGAAAGCCAGGTTAAACAGCTGGGCGAACTTTACGTTCTGGCGAATAGGTCACCCATTTTTCAAGCTGCAACCTTGCTACTCTGCCCCTCAAACCCGCATGGTTGCCGGCTTTGCGTTTGGTTGCAAGTTCCAAAACCCGCCGAGACTTGCAACCAACTTGCAACCAACTTGCAACCAACTTGCAACCGGACTTGCAACCAACATAACTATAATAAAAACAACTATTTAACTTAATTTAGTAGCAAGGTTGCAAGTTCTGAAAAATGCGCCCCGTGCGCGCGGCAGAGCTTATTAAAAGGGCCTGAGACTCTGATTTCGCCTCAGATGCTCCCCTTCCTAGGGAGACTTGCTACCACTTGCAACCGGTTTGGAGACTTGCTACCGGATTACCGTGTACCGGAACTTGAGGAAGCGCTTGCCCTGCACGCGCCGGTAGTACGGCTCGATGCCCTCCTTGGTGATCACCTCCCAGCCGTCCTTCTTCAGCAGCCCCAGGTCGTTGCGCAGCCGGGCCCCGAACACCGCCGCACTATCATAGGGATTGCGCTTGCCCGTCAGCTTCGCGTAGCGGTCGAAGGCGTCGACGATCTCCGCGCTGGTCGCCTCGAACTCCATGGTCGACCGCGTGTAGCGCTCGCCGCCGCAGGCGCAGGCCTCGGCCGGCTGCGAACAGGCCGAGCAGTAGATCCCCGGCGCGCTCTTCAGCACCGTCAGGCCATACTCCGGATGCTCCAGGACGAACATCGGCTCGTCATACCCGGTCACCGGCCCGGCCGTCAGGCTCTTCCCCTTAAACCACTGCAGATACTCGCGCATCAGGCCGCCCAGCAGCTGCAGGATATTGTTGCTGCCGATCTCCGTCTCCTTCGCCGCCGAGTTCTGCTCCTCGATCCAGGCCCGGTAGATGTCCGGCTCCCCCGTCTCCAGGCCATAGAGTAGATCCTCCGGGCCATAATGCGGGATGTACTTCAGCATCCTTGAGAGAATCAGCATCAGTAGCGCCAGGTAGGCGTTGGTGCGGTCCTTCGCATGCCCCTTGAAGGACTTGTTCAGGATGGTCATGTACTCCTTGCGCTGGTCCAGGTGGGGCAGAATCTCCCGCTGGATGAAGCGCACCAGCGCCGAGAGGATCAGGTCCCGTTTTTTCTTGATCTGCTCGAGCACCTCCGACTCGTGGAAGTCGTCCGAGCCGAAGACCCGCCGGTCGAAGGTGATCTCGAAGGTCCGGCTGATCAACTCCGAAAGCGTGAACGGCTCGATCGCCGTCACGTTGATCAGCGCTCGCGGGCTCTCGTCCACCGTGTCGGTATCCGTCCCCGCCGCCCGCTTCTCCTTCTGGCCGCGCGTCGCCGCCAGCAGCAAAAACTTCTGCATGCCGCGGGTCAGATCCTTGTTCTCCAGGTTGTCGATGACCAGGATCGGGTTCTTCGCCGCCGAGGAGAACGCCGCCGCCCCCGACGGGTCGCTGAGCTGCTCGCTGCCGTACACCAGGGCCGTGATCAACTTCGAAGCCGTCGACTTGCCCGATGAAGCATAGCCGGCGAACTTCATCAAAAACTGGTACGGCGCCATATCCGGACAAAACCCCGAGATCAGCCAGGCCAGAATCAAGTACTTCTGCTCCTTCTTCACCGTCAGGTTGTCGAAGATCAGCGTCCTCAGCGCCAGCATCCCCTCCTGGACGTCCACGTCCGGCAGCCAGGTCATGGGATGGATCTTGTGGCTCGAGGAAAGCAGCACGTGATCGTCGTTCATCCCGTTCTGTATTTCCTCCACCCGGTCCTTCGAGACCTTCAGGATGATGTTGCCCGAGCTGTTCAGATTCAGGTAGATGGTATCCTTCACCACGTCCGTGTGGATCCACTGGCAGAGGTTGATCTGCCGGCCGTTCAGGTACGCCGTATGCTTCAGCGCGTCCCAGACCTGCGCCCCCGGCGCCTTGCTGTAGATCATCCGGGTCATCTTCAGCATCAGCGAGTTGAAGGCCACATCGTTGCCCACCTCGTAGGTGCGATTCTGATAAATCAGCCAGACCCGGTTCTCCCGGTCGAAATAGAAGCGGCCGTGGTGGGCGAAGAACTTGAAGCAGATCTCGCCCAGCACGATCGGGTCGGCGTCCTTCGGGTTATCCAGCATCCCCAGGTGGTCGCTGATCTGCTTGTAGAGATCGGCGCTGAAATCCAGCTGCTGTTCCACCGCCTTCTCGCTAAAGCCCAGGGCCAGCAGCTTCTCCTTAAAAATGTCCTGCTGAATCGCCGGCTGCCGGCCGATCAGCCGGAAGACGTTGCCCTTCTCGTCCTTGCCCGGCGCCTGCAGGTGGCGCAGCTTCTCCTCGAGGTTGGGCAGATTGGCCCCTTGGGCGATCTCCCAGCTGATGTAATCGACCGACTCCAGCTGCAGCCGCCGCACCTCGCGCTTGCGGTCCCCCTCGAAGGCCTTGAGATATGAATCCGGATCGTCCCCCGGCTTGCCGTAGGCGATCACCTTGACCACCATCTCCGCCGGCAGCGAGCGGCAGATCTTGCGGATGTACTTGACGCCAGCCTCGTCGTTGTCCATCCACAGATAAAGATGCTTGCCCCGGCCGCGGGAGGCCAGCGCCTTGAGCTGCTCGTCGCTGATCTGGCCGATCATCCCCATCACGCCGAAGGGGCCGGCGTTCAGCACCTGCAGCCGGTCATTCTCCCCCTCGACGAGGATGATCTCCTCGAAGCGCTCCAGGGCGTCCTGGCCGTAGAACGACCAGCGCTTGTCCCGCTTGTCGTTGGGCAGCTGGTACTTGAGTTTCTCCTCTTTCGGCACCTCCCGGGCGTCCTTCTGGGTGAAGTGCAGCACCCGGCCGCCGGCGTAGTGGGGGAAGATCGCCAGGCCTTTGCCGAAAAAGTCGAGCAGGCGCGTGCCGCCCTCGATCTCCTTCTCCCGCACCAGGCCGCTCTCCAGAATGTCTTTCTGCTCAAAGCCCTGGGTGCGCAGGTGGTCCAGCAGGTGGCCGTCGCTCCAGCCCAGCTTCTCCTTCTGCGCCGTCTCCAGGCTGTGCCCGCGCTTCTCCAGAAAATACGCCTTGCCGCCGTTCTCCAGCATGTGGCCGTGATAGTACTCGGCGGCCGCCAGGCGGATCTTGTCCACCACCGTCAGGCGCGGCCCGCGCTTCTCCTTGCGCTCGTCCAGGGCGATGTTCGCCAGCTCCGCCGCCATTTTCAGGGCGCCCGCCTGGTCCAGGCTGTGCAGCTCTTGCAAAAAGGTGAAGACGTCGCCGCCGCGATCGCAGCTGTGGCACTTGAAGAACTCCTTCCCCTTCGGGATGGAAAAGCAGTCCTTGTGTGAGCAGAAGGGGCAGTGTTCCAGGTGGCCGGCGGCGTTGATCGCCAGGGCCGTCTGGCCGGTGATCACGTTGTGGATGGAGAGGGCGCTTTTGACGCGCTGGAAGTCGTCGGTCATTACAATCCCGCCTTGGTCATTGAATCGAAAGAAATACTCAGAGCCGATCCGCCGGACTCTTCACGCTGCAGCCCTTGCCCATCACGTGGGTGTAAATCATCGTAGTGCGCACGTCGGCATGCCCCAACAGCTCCTGCACCGTGCGGATGTCGTAGCCGTCCTCGAGC